AACATACTGGTGGTGCTATTGGTTCAACGAGAATACCATCATTCCATCAAGGCTTTAGATCAGACGAACGACTTGCTAAGTTACAAGTTGGCGAAGCAGTAGTTAATCGTGCTGGTGCGGCAAGAAATGCCAGAGCAATAGATGCTATGAACGCTGGTATGGCAGTTGGTGGTGGTGGTGATACACAAGTTGCCAATATAACATTCCAAGTACAAGCATTTGATTCTCAATCATTCCAACAAGGTATGGTTAAAAACCGTGCTACAATTGTTGGCGTAGTTCGTGAAGCATTTAATAGAAATGGTAGGTCAGTAGCATTATGAGTTTTCCAACAACACCAAATCCAAGTTCAGTAAAGATTACTGGCATTAGTCCAACATTGACAAGTCTAACTCATTCATTGAAAAGACAAGCAAGGCGTAGAGGTGGTCAAAGATGGCTAATCGAAGCAGGTTATCCACCAATGAACAGAACAACATTCGCACCATTATGGGCGTTTGCTAATTCTCAACAAGGACAATACGGCACATTCACATACCAACCACCAATTTATAAAGATACATCTGGCACGGCAACTGGAACATTGTTAGTTAATAATGCTTCTGGATATGTTGCTGGAAGTACATCAATAACTTGTGATGGTTTGACTGGAACATTAAAGGCTGGTGATTTCATTAAGTTTAGCGGACAAGATAAGGTTTATACATTGACTGCTGATGGTTCGACTACATTAACGATTGAACCACCATTGTTAAGTGCTTTGGTTGATGATGAAACCGTTACTTATAATGATGTTCCGTTTACTATGGCTTTTGCTGGTGATACTCAAGAGATGGCAGTTGGCGTAGAACAATTAGTTAACTTCTCAATCAAATTAGTTGAGGTTGTATAGTGGCTGATAGAGGTTCAACTTCAGCCTTTCAAACAGAGGTTGCTAAACTTCAAAACAGACCCGTTCATTTAGTCCAAGTTATATTTGATGATGAAACGGTTTATATGACTGATGCTTATAAGACTATTACTTATGGCGGTAATGATTATGCTGGTGTTGGTCATTTTATGGGTTTTAGTGATATTGAAGAAGCCGCAGAGGTTATGGTTTCCAGCGTTACTTTGTCTTTATCTGGCATTGATAAGGTATGGATAAGTAAAGTCTTAAACAAAGAATATATAGACCGTACAGTAAAGATATACACAGCATTTTTAGATGATTCTGAAACATTAATAGTTGACCCAGTATTAATCTTTGAGGGTCGTATGGATTCGCCAACGATTAGTGAAAATCCAGAGGGTGGTCAATCATCTGTGGCAGTTAGTGCTACTAATTCGTGGGTTGATTTCTCTCGTAAGACTGGCAGACATACTAATAATGAAGAACAACAAATTCATTTTAGTGGTGATAAAGGTTTTGAGTTCGCATCTCAAATAGTTAAAGATGTTATCTGGGGTAAACCAAATTGAATCCAAGTAGCGAGATAGCATTACAAGAGTATGTCCAAGAACAATTAGGTAAGCCGTTTGAATTTGGCTATAACGATTGTCCTTTGTTCGTGGCTGGTGCTATTGATGCGATGAAAGGAACAGAATTAAGGGATAAATATACTGGCTTATGGCACTCACAAGCAAGTGCTTGGAAGTACGCTAAAAAGAACGGTGATTTATCAGAACAATTAAAAAAATTAGGCTTTGAAACAGTTGAATTAAGTCATATCCAAACTGGTGATGTTATTGTTATGGAACAAAGACTCGCCCACGAAAAGAAATGGCGTTCAGTGGCGGTTTGTATTGGCAGTAAGGTGGCTATTGTTCGTGATGATATTGGTGTTGAAATTGTGAACATATTTAAAGTGCCTAATATAACAGAGGTATTAAGATGGCAATAGTCGCTGGGGCAGTCGCTGGAATGGCAGCATCAACTGTTGTTGAAAGTTATTTAATGACAACAGCGTTCTCTGCTGTTGCGTTTGGAACAGTTACTTATGCCGCTATTGGTGGTGCGGTGGCTGGTGCTGTTGTAGCATCATCTGTTACTGGGGCGTTAGCAGAAGAACCCACACAACCAGACTTTGCTGGTGGCGGTGGTGCGAGTGCTGCGGCAGGTATGCTTATTAACAAACAAGCAAACGATGCACCAATTCCAGTTGTATATGGTCAGCGTAAAGTCGGCGGTACTCGTATTCTTCTTGAAGTTACTGGTACTGATAATGAATATCTGAATATTGTTTTAGCGGTATCAGAGGGTGAAATTGATTCATTCGAGAACATCTATTTGAACGATGTTTTATCAACCGATTCAAAGTTTACTGGCTTTTTAGATACATATACACATACTGGTTCAACTACTCAATCAGCAGACTCTAATTTGGTTAGTGATGTTACTGGTTGGACTACTAATCATCAATTAAAAGGCACATCATATCTTTATGTTAAGTTGAAGTTCGACCAAGATGTTTATGCTTCTGGTTTGCCAACAATTACTGCCGATGTTAAAGGTACTAAAGTTTACGATCCAAGAACAGCAACTACTGCTTGGAGTAACAATCCAGTTTTATGTATTCGAGATTATTTAACAAACACCAGATATGGTCGTGGAATTGAAACATCTCTAATAGATGACACTTCATTTAATGCTGCCGCTAACTATTGTGAAGAAAATGTAACAATTGGCGGTGTTAGTAAAGACAGATATACTTGTAACGGTGTAGTTAATACTTCTAATGGTTCAATGGATATTCTAAAGAAGTTATTAACGGCTTGTAGAGGGTTCTTGATCTTCTCTGGCGGTAAGTATAAGTTAATCATTGATAAGGCTGAAACTGCCGCCTTTACCTTTAGTGAAGATAACATTGTTGGTGCTTGGAATATTAGTCTTGGCAATAAGAATAATCAATTCAATAGAATTAGAGCAAACTTCTTTAATCCAGATAGGAATTGGCAGCCAGACTTGGCAATCATTGATTCAACAACATTAAGAACAAGCGATAACGGTTTATTATTAGAAAAGACAATAGACTTGCCATTCACATCTGATATTGATCGTGCCAAGATGATTACTACAATCAATCTTAATCAATCAAGACAGCAGATTATGTGCGAGTTCACATCAACGATTGAGGGTTTAAGAACAGAGGTTGGCGATGTTGTTTATATTAAACACGCTACTACTGGTTGGGATACGCTTAATTCAAACTCTGGTAAATTATTCAGAGTAATGCGAATCACCTTGCAAAATGATGATGAGGTTCGTATTCTTGCTATGGAATATGATGCGACTGCTTATGACTTCGGTACTATTAGTGCTACTGATGCCGCACCAAATACAAACTTGCCAGATGCTTTAACTGTAATAGCACCAACTGCTTTATCAGTAAGTGAAGCCTTGTATTCAACTATTGGCGGTGCTGGTGTTAAGGTAAGAGTAACGATAGATTGGAAAGCATCTAAAGATATTTTTGTTCGTGAATATGAGGTTGAATGGCGTTTAAATGGATCAAGCACTTATACGCATTTAACAACAACCCGTAATTTAACGGCAAGACTTGATGACGCAGACCCCGATTTATACGATTTTAGAGTAAGAGCAATTAATTCAATGGGCGTTAGTTCTGATTGGTCAACGCTTGATAATATTACTATTGCTGGTTTAACTACACCGCCAGTAGATGTAGATGGTTTGTCGTTTATTGCTTTAGGTGGTTATGCTCATTTATCGTGGGATTTAGCCACAGATTTAGATGTTAGAACTGGTGGTAAAGTACGCTTTAGACATTCAAATCTAACGAGTGGTGCTACTTGGGAAAGTTCTACTGATATTGGTTCTGCTGTTGCTGGTCATAGTACAACTGCTGTATTGCCGTTATTGACTGGTACTTATATGGCTAAGTTTGTTGATTCAACTTCTAATGAAAGTGTAAACGCTTCTAGTTTTGTCTCAACTACTGTACCCGATATTATCAAAATGAATGCGGTGGCAACTTCTACGCAAGAACCATCATTTACTGGAACGAAAACCAATATGGTGGCAGTTGATAATGTATTGAAGTTTGAAGCCGATACATTGCTTGATAGTGTTACTGAATCAATGGACGACTGGGAATTATTAGATGCTATTGGTGGATTAGATACTTCTGGTACTTATGAGTTTGATACTTATTTAGATTTAGGTGCGACATATACAAGTAGAGCGACAGCAGAGATAGCCTTTAGTGCGTTTGTTGTTGGTGATACTATGGACGATAGAACAACATTAATGGATACTTGGACAGATTTTGATAATGTTCCATCTGATGTTAATTTAGATTTATATGTGGCAACAACAACTGACGACCCATCTGGAAGTCCGACTTGGGGTTCGTGGGCGAAGTTTACGGTTGCTGATTATTCAGCCAGAGCATTGAAATTTAAAGTTGAAGCGACATCATCTGATGCTGACCATCAAATCAATGTTACAGCATTGTCTGTTTCAGTAGATATTCCAGACAGAGTACAAGGCGATAATGCTTTACAATCTGGTGTTGGAACAAAGTCAATTACTTATCCATCATCATTTTATGCTATCCCATCAGTTGGTATTACTGGCTGTGATTTAGACCAGAACGATAGAATGGTATTAAGTAATGAAACCAAGACTGGTTTTGATGTTACATTCTATCAAGGCAACGGTACTGGCTCACCACAAGACATAAAGTTCAATTGGTTGAGCAGAGGGTATTAATATGATACAATTATTTTTAATTTTATAGAGGGCAAATAAATGGCTATTCACGATTATGTCATTGCGAATCAAAATGGTGCGAATACTCGTTCTGATTTGAACAACGCATTTAGTGCTATTGTTAGTAATAACAGTAGTGCGACAGCACCAACAACTACTTATGCTTATATGCTGTGGGCGGATACAGCAAACGATTTATTGAAGCAAAGAAACGCGGCTAATTCAGCGTGGATTAGTATTCTCACGCTTTCAACTGGTTCAGTAACCACAAGTGCTGTTTCATTATCTACTGCTCAAGAATGGACAAGCCAACAAAACTTTAACGCAACAACACTAACCTTTGATGCTACCCAAGATTGGAATTTATCAGCCAACCAAGTATGTAAATTAACCTTAACGGCTAATACAACCTTTGATGCACCCACTAATCAAGTAGATGGTTCAGTCTATGTCATTACTATTATTCAAGATGGTACTGGCTCAAGAACTGCTGG